AAAAATAATAAGATCAAGTACGGAATATTGTGAGTGGAGAAAATACCTTAAGGATGTTTTACAAAATAATTACTGTTTAGTTACATTAGAAATCGACGATCAGGTAACTATTGAAATTCATCATCATATTCCATCACTGTTCATAATTGTTAAGACAGTTGTGAATAAGTTTATTGACCAAAAGAAAGAGTTTTGTTCATTTGATATTTGTATGGAAGTTATGGAACTTCATTTCTCAAATAAAATTGGTTATATTCCACTCATTAAATCAATGCATGAGAAATTACATTCTGGTTTTTTGAAGATTCCAATTAATTTAGTTAAAGGAAATTATAAAACTTTTTTGAAGGAATATGGACAATATATTGATGATGGTGATTGGGAAGTAATAAAGAAAAAACAATCTGTTGTTGTTTCTAATGCTACTTGGAAAAAAGATTACTATCCTGGAATCGATAAAGAAATTAATAATTTAAGTAAACTGCCGCCTCCACCAGAGCCACCATCAAAAAGATATATTAAAGAAGGTTTTTTCTAATAAAAATAAATAGGAGGTAATAAGTTGAGTATAACTATTGATAAAGAATCAGGTAGACTTTCAAGACAGTCAGTAGATATTGATAATATGAGAGAAAGATTTAAAACATCAAATAATCTTTATACATTTCCGTCTCCTATTTTGAACACAATAGATAAAAATATATTTTATCTATTAAGAAATTCAAAAGAAGTTAACTTTGATTCAAAATATATAATGAAACCTGAATATCTATCATATGATGAATACGGTACACCTGCACTGTGGCAATTATTGATGTATGTGAATAATGTATTCTGTAAAGAAGAATTTAATTTATCTACAGTTATAATTCCATCATTTACTTCAATAGTTACAATAACACAGGACAATTATCCTGTAAAGGATCCATCTGATTTAGAAGGGATAGAGTGGTAATGATAATTAAAGATAAATTTAGTTTGTTGAAAGATTTACCAAATATTCTTAATCTTTCAAAATCAGTAATTAATACGTATAAAATTGAAGGTGGTCCTAGAAAAATATTTGTAATATTAAAATTAATGGAAAATAGGATTAATCATTTCACCAAAGAACCAATTATGAATATGCTTTCTGACATCAGAAAACGAGAAAGACTTGGAGTTGTCAATATACCTAATTATTTATTACCAGTGACTTATAATAAACCAACAAATGGTGTTATTATAAATGTGACAGCAATTGGTTCTGATGATCTTTCAAGACATGATCCGAAAAATATATATGCCATTTTGGTATATGGTTTAATATTTTCCGTGCTTGCAACAAAAAAATATAATATTGATGCAAAATATTTTTCAACCATATCAAATTTTTTTGTAAGTATTTTTATTAGATTGTTTGGTAAAGATTATGGTTTATTAGGTATATATTCAACCGAAATTCCAAAATTGAAATTTTTAACAAATTGTTATATTCTTAATTCATTTTTTGGTATTAAAGGAAATAATGCATATCGTTTATCTGGTGCATCAGCATCATTTGATTATAAAGACATTGAAACAGAATTAAATAAATATGATTTTTATGAAATAAAAGATTTTATTCAGGCTTTAAATAGTCTTAAGGTAATGCCTGGAATTAATAGATATATATTTTCATCAAAAGTTTTACGTTTATTTGGATATGGATTCTTACCAGCGTTGGAAGATATATCAAGACTTATGTCTATTATAACAACAAGTTCTTTATCAGGAACTAATGTTGTTCCAACATTTATTTCAAAATATAACGAAACAGAATATAATAAATTGATGGAAATATCTAAAAATATATTTAAAAAAATATAGGATTTTATAATGAATAATTTTTATATATACATCTACTTAGATCCAAGAAAACCTGGAAAATATGAATATGGAGATTACTGTTTTTTATATGAACCATTTTATATTGGTAAGGGAAAAGGAAGAAGATTAAATGATAATAGTCATAGGTCTGTATATTTTAAAAATAAAATTAATAAAATAAGAAATTGTGGATTGGAACCAAATGTAATAAAATTATTTGAAAATATAACAGAAGAAAAATCATTTATCTTAGAATCAGATTTAATTAATTTAGTTGGTAGAAAAGATTTAGATAAAGGATCACTTATTAATTTTACTGATGGTGGTGAAGGAAGTACTGGATGGGTATGCTCAGAAGAAGTTAGAAAAAAACATTCAAAAAGAATGATGGGTGAAAATAATCCTATGTTTGGAAAATGTAAAAAAAACAGTCCAGTATATGGTAATCACCATTCAAATAAAACAAGGAAATATTTATCAGAAATTAATTTTGGAAAAAATAATCCTTTTTATGGAAAACAACATTCAAAAGAAACAAAAAGAAAACAATCGGAAATGAATAGAGGAGAAAACCATAAAAATCATATATTAACAGAAAATAATGTTATTGAAATATGGAAATATTTAAATGAAGGAAAATTAAATCATAGAGAAATAGCTAATTTATTTGGTGTTTATAGAAGAACAATATCAGCAATTAATACGAGACAGATATGGTCACATATAGGCGGTTCAAATGAAATCATATAAATATTATGGTTTTTTCAGGGCAAAAGTTGTTAATAATAATGATCCTGATAAATTTGGTAGAGTTCTCATATGGGTGCCAGATATTATGCCTGAAATTCCAGATGATGAAGGTATTTGGGCAAGACCTGGAAATAATCCAATTGGTGGAAGAAATAGCGAAACTGGGAAAGACAATAATTATGCCGGAACATCATATATACCATTAAATGGATCATGGATATGGATATTTTTTGAAAATGGTAATATTAATAGACCATATTATTTTGGAGCATTAGATTTACAAAATGCAAAAGTTCTTCCAGAGAACCAATTAGGTAATGAACCTTATAATAAATGGGTTATATTTAAATCACATGAGGGTAGAACCGTTGTTGTTAGTGATGATAGTGATGACGCCAGAGTTGAAATAACTGGAAAAAAAAGACAGATTAAAAGTCCACCAAGTGGAGATACCGATTCAGTTTATACGATTGATGATAATCAAACAACAATTTTATTTGATGAAAGAGATGGAAAAGAAAAAGTTTTAATAAGAACACATAAGGGTGATTTCTTTCACATAGATATAGATGAACAAAAACTCCAAGGGTTTTTTAAAAACGGAATTATACTGAAGACTGATGGTGACTTTCAAGTAATGGCTGAAAATATTGATTTAAAAGTAAATACAGATTTAAATCTTGAGGCCACGAAAAGTATAAATTTAAAATCTATTGGTGAAATAAATTTAGATTCAATTGATAATTTAAATTTAAATGCATCTGGAGAAGTTGCCATTGAGGGTGTAAGTAGCGTAGATGTAAAATCAAGTGGAACCTTAAATGAACAATCAGTTCTTCCACTAAGTTTACAATCCGCAACTGTGGTGGCCATAGATGCGCCGCTTATATCAGAAAACGGTGGTCTTTCCAGTCCTGCCTCTTCTGCTGGTACTGCTGGAAGCGCAAATGAGGCTGATCCAAAAGGTTCGCGCGATACTTAATAAAAGGAAATTTGTAATGAATGAAATTTATAAAAATTTAAGTTTGGAAAATTTAGATGGTGAAAAGTGGAAAGAAATTGAAGGTTATAATGGAGATTATTTAATAAGTAATTTTGGAAGAGTTAAGAGTTTTAAAAAATGGCGTGGAATAGATTGCAGAATATTAAATCAAAGTAAAGAAAGTAATGGGTATTTATTTATTGGTTTATATAAAAATGGAAAAAAAGAAAATAAATCAATTCATATTTTAATGTTTGAATCATTTATTGAAAAAATTCCAGAAGGATGTATAATCCATCACAAAGATAAAACAAAAGATAATTTTTTAGATAATTTTGAAGTGGTGACTAATGAAGAACATAGTAGCGAGCACAATAAAGGAGAAAATAATCCAATGTATGGTGTTTATATGTGTGGTGAAAATAACCCAATGTTTGGAAAACACCATTCAGAAAAAACCTTAAAATTAATGAGAGGTCAAAATAATCCAAATTCAGTATTAACAGAACAAGATATTATCGCTATAAAATCATTTTGGAATAACAATATAAAAATATCAAATATATTATTGTCAAAAATATTTAAAGTATCTACAGCGACGATTTCAAATATAAAAACTGGAAAAATTTGGTCTTATATAAAAATGGA